CGACGTGCGCCGCCTGATGAACGGCGAGCGGGCGATCCTGTTTGCGACCGACCCGCCATACCTGGTGGACTACGACGGCTCGAACCACCCGACGCGCAACAAGGACTGGTCGCAGTCCTACGGCGTCACCTGGGACGACAGCAGCCAAGGTGCCGAACTCTACGACGGGTTCATCGCCGCCGCGGTGGCGGAAGCCATCACCGCGGACGCAGCCTGTTACTGCTGGCACGCCTCGCGCCGGCAAGCGATGCTCGAGGCCTGCTGGGAGAAGGCCGGGGCCTTCGTCCATCAGCAGATCATCTGGGTGAAGGACCGGGGCGTCCTGACCCGCTCGCACTACCTCTGGAAACACGAGCCCTGCTTCATGGGCTGGCGCCGTCCGAACCGCCCGCCGAAGGTCGCCGAGCAGACGCTACCCTCGACGTGGGAGATGCCGTCCTTCGCCAAGGACGAGCGCCCCGACCACCCGACGCCGAAACCGCTGGACGCCTTCGGGATCCCGATGCGCCAGCACGTCACCCGTGGCGGCCTCTGCTACGAGCCGTTCTCGGGGTCCGGGTCGCAGATCATGGCAGGCGAGGCCAACGGCCGCCGAGTCTTTGCGATGGAAATCAGCCCGGCCTATGTCGATGTCGCGGTCGAACGCTGGCAGGCCGAGACCGGCCGCGAAGCGATCCTCGACGGCGATGGCAGGACCTTCGCGCAAGTGACGGTCGAGCGGCTGGGAGAAACCCCGGCCAGACCCGAACCCCAAGCGAGTGGCTGAAGCAGGTCGTGGCTGAACAGCTGGTGACGGTCCGCACGAAGCGGGGCTTTGCCAAGCTGGAATGGCAGAAACTACGGGAACGCGACGAGGCGCTGGACTGCCGGGTCTATGCCCGCGCCGCCGCCTGGATCGCGGGCGCGGACCGCTGGCCCGACGAGAAATGGCGCGATCTCGAGGATCAACTCGGGGCTGGTCCAATGGAAATGGATGGCGCGGGGCGGGTCAATCGGCCGCCCACCGCACCCCAGGGGAAACGGCAGTCGGACTGGCTTGGCCGACGCGGAGGATGGTTCTGAGATGACCGACTGGACGGAAACTGAGCTCTCGGCGCTGCGCCGGGCCTATGCCAGCGGCACGACCCGGGTGAGCTATGACGGCAAGTCGGTGGACTACGGGTCGGCCGAGGATCTGCTGGCGCGCATCCGGACCATTGAACGCGCCATCGCGGGCACCACACGGCCGCTGCCGGTGGCCGGGCTTACGGGCTTCTCCCGCGGGGATCGCTGATGCCCGCGAACTGGATGGACCATGCCATCGCCTCCGTCGCCCCGCGCATGGCGGCCCGGCGCGTGCTGGCACGGCAGGCATTCGAGACCCTGACGCGCGGCTATGATGGTGCGTCGAAAGGGCGGCGGACGGACGGCTGGCGCGCGCCGGGGTCCTCGGCCGATACCGAGATCGGCGCGGCCGGGGCGCTGCTCCGGGACCGGATGCGCGATCTGGTGCGCAACAATCCGCATGCGGCAAAGGCCGTGGTGGTGCTGGTCAACAACATCATCGGTGCAGCGCACGCAGGCGCGCGGCGTGCCCTGGGGCGCACCAGTGATCCGCAGCTTGCGCGATCTCGACGACTACGAGGTGGCCGAACTGGTCCGCAAGAAGACCGAGGCCTGCGTGACCGCCATCGTCTTCGGCGACGACGAGGCGCAGCAGGGCATCGCGCCGTCCGTGGTCGATGCCGATGGCAACCAGGTTGAGCAGTTCGAGCCGGGGCTGATCGCCTATGCACGCGGAGGCAAGGACATTCGCTTCAACCAGCCTGCCGCCACCGGCGGCTATGGCGAATACAAGTGGGCCAGCCTGCACACCATCTCAGCCGGGTTTCGCGTGCCCTACGAGCTGCTGACCGGGGACCTCAGCCAGGTGAACTATTCCTCGATCCGGGCGGGGCTCGTCGAGTTCCGCCGCATGATCGACGCGGTGCAGTGGCAGCTCTTCATCCCGATGCTCTGCGCCCCTGTCTGGCGCTGGTTCACCGAAGCCGCGTGGGCGGCGGGCCAGATCCCGACACCGGACGTGCCGGTCGAATGGTCGCCGCCGAAGTTCGATGCCGTCGATCCCTACAAGGACGCGATGGCCGACCTGTTGGCGATCCGGACCGGCACCATGACGCTGGCGCAGGCCATTGCCCGGCAGGGCCACAACCCGGACGCGGACCTCGCGGAAATCGCCGCGACCAACGCCAAGCTCGACTGCCTCGGCCTCGTGCTCGACAGCGATCCGCGCCGCGTCACCAAGACCGGCAGCGTGCAGGCGGGCGACCTTGCCGATAAGTAGCAAGGGGTGAACTCACCGGCCAGAATACCCAATTAAAGAGTCCAATCCTTCGACTCCAGTGCCTCCTTCCGGCGTCTATCCCGACCCGATGTCTCGCCTCCGGTTGCAATAAGGGTCTCCAATTGCATGATGATCGTGGCAGGGTCCTTAAGGAGTTGTTGATTTTGTTCAATTGCATGCATCTCCAGCGGACTCAGCGTTCTCACCATAACCCGTGATTTGCCTGACCCATCGCTGATCGGAGTGTGCCTTACCAGCAGGATATTTCCGATCTGGGCACAAACATCCCCTTCATTTTCGAAGGCTTTCATCATGATGGACAAGGCATCTGCATTCAACTTGTTTGCCTCGGCCTGTGGCTTGTCTATATGGCGACTCTCCAGTGCACGCTCAAGCTTTATGAAGCGGTCCTCGACTTCCTTCTGCGTGGCGATGCCCTTAGTTTTCACCCAAAATCGCTTCCAAAAAGAACTGATCTCTGCCGGAATATCTAGATCGACAGCAAAACCAAACTCGTTCAGAACGTTTTCTATTGCCTCAAGTAGCTCAGCCTGCTTCTTGGCGCTAAGCTCTTGCTTGGTGTAAATCCGAACTGGGGCAGTCCGAAGTGTCCGCATCGAAGCGAAAGACGCTCCCAATGAAAGCGACCAGTTTGACGATCGTTGAGCGTCCTCAATTCTTAACATAGACTTATTCAATTCGGAGAACTGCGTCCTAGTTTGCTCCTCTAACTGGTTCATTGATTCTGCGAAGTCCTCAACTTCGCCCTCTATTTCTTCGAGCTTGTCGAAGAACCTTGCTAGCAGACTTCCGTCATAGCGGTCTTCTGTAGGCAAAGCTCGAAAAGAACCACGCCTCAAAAAATAGGGATTCAAAAGCACCCGTCGGACTTCGTGAAGGAGAAACTCGGGTGGTGGCCCTTTGTAGTATCCGAAATCACGATCAATTAATCGTCGTTCAACGTCCCTCAGCAAGTCTTCGACCATCGACTCGAATTCGAATCTGCCCATACGTTCGGCGAGTTCGCCGTCTCCATTGGCGAGCAGCAAGAGCGTGAGCAGTTGCAGTCCCGAGTCGCGATCTGGTTCGGCTACCACTTTGTTCTCCTTCGAGTCTCTTTGGGTCATGCGACCTTGGGGCTCACACTAGGACAAAGGTTTGGCGAGTTTTCGTCAAGTTGGAAAGGCACTTTGATACGTTCGATCACGTCTAAAGTCTGCTCGAAGCATTGAGTGCATCCACACCCCGCATCCGAACCAGAGAAGGAATAGGGCCATGCCCGACACGATGATGGCGGCCCCGGTCGCCCTGCCGATGCAGCTGCGGCGTGCACCCATCCTGCCCGCGACCGTCAATCCCGATGCCCGATCCGTCGATGTGGTCTTCACCACCGGCGCGGCCGTCCGGCGGCGGCGCTGGACCGGCTGGGACACCTCCGTGCCCTTCGACGAGATCCTCGAGGTCAGCGAGAGGGCCGTGGATCTGACGCGCCTCAACGCCGGGGCCCCGGCGCTCGACAGCCACTCGGTCTGGTCCTCGCATTCGCAGGTGGGCGTCGTCGAACGTGCCTGGATCGAGGGGAAGGAAGGCAAGGCCACCATCCGCTTCCCCCGCGAGGGGCTGGACCAGGCCGCCGACCGGATGTTCGGCCTCATCAGCGACGGCATCATCCGCAACGTTTCGGTCGGCTATTCCATCGAGCGGGTGAAGGTGGTCGAGCCCGCCGCCAAGGGCGAGGTCGAACAGCGCATCGTCGAGCGTTGGACCCCGCTCGAGGTCAGCTTCGTGACCGTTCCCGTCGATCCCCGCGCGCAGGTCCGCGCCGCCGATCAGGCCAACTATCCCGTCGAGATCGTCGACACCCGCATGCAAAAGGAGGCATCCATGCCTGAGAACACGACCACCGTGGCCGGGGATGTCCCCGCCAGCACCGAGACCCGCCAGCAGCCTGCCGCGGCCCCGGCGAACCCCGAACCGGCCGCCGCGCGAATGCCGGAAACGGTGCCTGCACCCGACAGCGAGGCCATCGCCACCCGCGCCCGCGTGGCCGAGCGTGATCGCGTCTCCACCATCTACGATCTGACCGGCCGACTGAACCTCGAACGCGGCTTCGCCGACGATCTGGTCAAGCGCGGCGTCAGCGTGGACGAGTCCCGCCGCCTGATCCTCGACCAGGTCGCCGCGAAGTCCGACGAAACTCGGACCTTCCCCCATGTCTCGATCCCCCTCGGCGGCCGGGACGAGCGGATCACCCGCCGCGACGCGGTGGCGAACGCGCTCCTGCACCGCTACAGCCCGACGCTCTTTCCCCTCGAAGACTCGGCGCGCCAGTATCGCGGTATGACGCTGCTGGAACTGGCCCGCGAAAGCCTCGGCAATGCGGGCGTCAACACGCGGGGGCTTTCTCGCGACGAGGTGGCGACGCGCGCGCTGCATTCGACCTCGGACTTCCCCGAGATCCTGTCGGCCGTCACCAACAAGACGCTGCGCCAGGCTTATGACGCCTATCCCCGCACCTTCGCGCTCTTCTGCCGCCAGGTGCTGGCCACCGACTTCAAATCCATGCACCGCGTCCAGCTGGGCGAGGCGCCGCAGCTTCTGGAAGTGGGCGAAAGCGGCGAGTTCAAGCGCGGGACCCTCGGCGAGAGCAAGGAGAGCTACCGCGTGAAGACCTATGGCCGGGTCGTGGCCATCA